AGCGTCCGACCGTTGCACCAACACAACAAATCGAACGTCCCCTCGTCGTTGATGACTTTGACAAACGCACCTGCCTCGCGCATGGCCTTGATGATGTCCTGCTCCCCTGCGTCACGCCGTGCAGCTCGTCTCATGGTTTCCACCTATGAAAAAATATATTGCAACCATCCTATCAGATGTTGTGTTGTCTGCTTATACCTGTTACATTAGAGTCTCACACAACACACAGGAGTTCACATGAACATCGACAATCTGACTTACGGCGAATTGAAACAAATCGCCGCCATGTTTCATAACCAAGCACCCGCTTCCGTCACGCCGCATCCATTTGTCGGTAAGTACGTGATTGCACGCTGCTATGCCGCTGGCGTTCATGCTGGCGAAGTTGTTAGCGCAAACGGAGAAGAAGTAATTTTGAAAGACTCTCGGCGTCTGTGGTCATGGAAAGCAAAAGATGGCATTGCTTTGTCAGGCGTGGCGCAAAACGGCATCAAGTCCGATAGCAAAGTTGACACCATGAATCCGCTGATTTCATTGACTGGAGTTTGTGAATTGATTGTTTGCAGTGATGTTGCCAAGGCATCTATCAATGGCTAAACAAAAACAATTTATTGATGGCTATGGCTCTGGCTATGGCTCTGGCTATGGCGATGGCTATGGCGATGGCAAATCTTAAACACACAGGAGTCACTATGACAGAAGAAGAGCGAAAGGAAGCTCAGGAAATCCTCTACAGAGCAGTTCAGATTGCCAACAAGTTTGGCCCACTGATCATTGATGATGCAGACAACAGCGGCGGCACAGCAGCGACATCGGCAGCCATATTGTTGTCCTCATTCACAAGCGCCATGGGCATGACCTTGCACGATGCAATGGGTTTGTTCATGTCGGTTCACAAACACACTATGGCAATGGAGCGTGAAGAATGAAACTCACCAAATACGAAAAAGAAGCCATTATCCGAGCCATCATGCAAGACGTGCCACGCACACCAGACGGTGTGCTCAAGGCAGAGATTCAAGAAGCGCTTGTAAATGCCATGAGTGCGCCCATTCGGAAGCTATACAAGACACACCCGAAGGCACTGCGCACTGAAAGCATTTCAAGCTGGGACTCGGGTATTGGTTACAGAGTGGACTGCATTGCTGGCGATGCCGATGTCCAAGAGGTTATGAAGCCTTTTATTGCCAAGAAAAAAGAGCGCGACGATGCTCAAATCAAGCTGAGCGCGATTGTGAATGGCTGCACCACGCTGGCTCAACTTAAGAAGCTGCTTCCCGAGTTCATCTCGTACTTCCCGACAGAAACCGAGCCAACCAAGAACCTTCCTGCCGTTGCCAATATGGTCGCCGACCTGTCCAAGCTCGGCTGGCCGAAGGGGAAAGCAAAATGCGAGTAACCAACAACTACGGCTTGCCAGAGACCATCACGAACGTGCTGGCTCGCCCTCAGTATTCAAAAGGCAAGGCCAACCTGTCAGTCACTGAATTGATGAGCAGCCCTCGCATCGTTCAGCTCAAGCGCAAGCACTGGGAAGACCTGACCGAGGACGCAAGCGACATGGTGTGGTCACTGTTTGGCACGGCCATTCACAACATCTTGGAGCACGGCAAGGACGAGCACCACATCGTTGAGGAGCGCGTGTTTATCCAGGTAGATGGCTTCACGATCTCTGGTGCCATCGACCTGCAAGAGGTCTATGAAGACGGCACGGTGATCAGCGACTACAAAACGACCAGCGTGTACGCGGTTATGAATCAGAAGATCGACTGGGAGTACCAGTTGAACTGCTACGCATACCTGCTACACAAGGCCAAGGGCGTGACGGTTAAGAAGTTGCAGATCGTTGCTATCGTCCGTGACTGGGCACGCCGCGATACGACACGCGAAGGCTACCCCAAGGCACCCATCGTTGTGATCGACATCCCGCTGTGGCCGGTGGAGCGCCAAGAGGCATACATCAAGCAGCGCATCCACTTGCAGGAGTCTGCCTTCTTTGACATTGAGGTGGGCAGTGATGTCGCAGAGTGCACGCCAGAAGAGATGTGGGAGCGCCAGACCTTCTACGCAGTGAAGAAGGATGGAAACGTCCGAGCCAAGAGCGTTCATGAAACGCCAGAGGCAGCAGATCAAGCCCTTGCATTGGCAAACGAAAAGGCCAAAAAGGGTGAGAAGTTCATCGTGGAAATCCGTCCCGGTGATCGAGTCCGTTGCAGCAACTTCTGCCAAGTGGCGGAGTTCTGCTCGCAGCACAAAGAGTATCTTTCAACCAAGCCAACTCAAGGAGAAATCTAATGGCAACAGCAACCCGCATCTACATCGTGACCGGCAATGACGGCACCACTCGTTTGGTCAAGGCGACAGTGGCATCACAAGCCATCACGCACGTAGCCAAGAACACATTCACAGCCAAAGTCGCATCGCAAGATGACCTGGTTCAAGCGCTGAGCAACGGCGTCAAGGTCGAGACCTATGGCGAGTCGGCTCAAGGCGAACTGATCTAAGGATCAATCATGTTCATTTCAAACGCAGAAAAAGAGCAAATGCAGCGATCAATCAGCAGGCTTGAGTCTGAAATCAAAGCCACAAGTCGATTGCTGTTTGAGTTGATTGAAAAGATCAACACAAGTAAAAAACCACCATCATCCAACAGGACGGCAGAAGCTCCATGGGGATACAAGAAAGATGGAACCCCAAGGAAGCAATCCGGCCGTAAAAAAATCATCATGAAAGTAGGTCAACCATGAGAGTCAAAGAGTTCTTTGAGCCATTCGACATCAATCCAATTAGCTCCGACCCACTGCACAAGCCAATGACGGATGAACTCATCCAGCATTTGCAACAGCGCAACGAAGCAAAACGGCAGCAGTCCATTCAATACCTTGGTAGCAAATGGCTTCTCCACCCCAGCAACCAAAAACAGAAAGAAGCACGATGAAAGAAATTGCATCAGCACTGGTCAAGGCTCAAAAAGAGTTTGGCCCTGCACTCAAATCAAGCACCAACCCAGCCTTCCGCAGTCGCTACGCAGACCTTTCTGCTTGCGTAGAGGCAGTCATTGACGCGCTGAACAACAACGACATCTTCATGATGCAGCCAACGCATGAATGCGACAACGGAGTTATCGTTGAGACCATCTTCATTCACTCATCTGGCGAGCAGATCAGCAGCGGTAAGTTGCATGTCCCTGCCACCAAGCATGATGCGCAAGGCTACGGCAGTGCATTGACATACGCCCGTCGATACAGCTTGATGACGGCCTGTGGTATTGCCCCCGAGGACGATGACGGCAATAGCGCATCCAAGCCCAAGGCCGCACCTGCAAAGCCCGTGGCTCAACCCGCAGCACCAGCCAAGGCATCACCACCTCCAGCCAAGATTGAGGGCAAGGAAGGCCCATGGCAACTGAAGGTTTCAATTGAGCCAGAAGGTTCATTCGCAGACTGGGCCAGCATCGTGATGGACGCCACCAATCTGGGTCTTGAGCAAGCGGCAAGCGAGGCTGACGTAATGTCGATTTTCCGCAACAACAAGAACATCTATGACCGCATGAAGGCGGAGCCAGGCAGCTCTGCATACGACGCCCTCATGGAAGAATTCAAAACAGCACGCAACAAATTCAAGGAACAAGCATGAACAGCATTACTATCGTTGGCGGTCTCGGCCGCGACGCTGAAATCAAGTATTTGAACAATGGCGACCCCATCTGCAACTTCTCTGTGGCCGACAGCCAAGGCCGAGACAAAGGAACCATCTGGTGGAATTGCTCACTGTTTGGCAAGCGTGCCGAAGCGCTGTCTCAGTACCTTACCAAGGGTCAGTCTGTCACCGTGGTTGGCACTATCACTGAGCGCGAGTGGGAGAAGGATGGCGTCAAACGCAAGTCGATGGATGTGCGTGTGAGCGAGATCGCACTGCAAGGTGGCCGCAGGGATGCTGAGCCTCAAGAAGAGCGCCGCGCAGCACCAAAGCCAGCGCCAGAAACATTTGACTCGGACGAAATCCCATTCTGACCATGACGATGCAAACGCTTCAATTTGAGGCCGTTAAGATTGCCATGAAGCAAGACAAGACGGGGTTGGTGTTGACACTCAACATTCACCCCGACGATGCCCCAGAACGCTTGCTCCGTGACTTTGTGGGCGCAAGATACCAAGTGGTTATGGTGAGATTAAACGGCGAAGACAAACCAATGAACAGGGATGTGGAATACCACCGTGACCCTGTTCGCACCGCAGGCATTCTGTGCCGCGATAAACAGTTTGCGCAGTACCTTCACGACAAAGAAGAAATCTTTGAAGCAAAGGAAGCTGATGTGATTGAGTGGCTCAAAGGCGAGTTGGACATTGAGTCCCGGACCGAGCTGAAAGAAGACCAACAAAAGGCCAAGAGATTCTGGGCCATCAATGAGGAGTTCCAAGCATGGAAACAAAGCGCCTGATCCCGTACTCTGTACACCTGCCAGAGGATGTTTATCTCAAACTCAAAGAGGCCGCAGGAAGCCGCAAGGCATCAGCCCTTGTACGCGACGCCATCACCTTGATCGTTGAGGGCGATGACGAATTCAACGGCGGCTACAACAAGGGTGTTCGTGACTGCATCCGTCATATCCATGGCGTGGAATTGTGCAAAGCTATCAGCTACTACGATGACACCCTGGCAAAGATTCTTTCTGACGATCTGGAAGATTTGATCGTTAACCAGAACGTGAAAGGAAAGAGCAATGGCAACAAGAAAAAAACATGAGGGCATAGCGGCGGTCATGGCTAAGCAAGACCCCGTGTCAATCCAAGAGTTGACCATGCAGGACTTCTTCGCGGCGTTCGCCCTTCAGGGGCTGCTGGCTTACTACGGCGACCATTCCGTTGTCGAGAGCGATGACGGCATCACCAGCATCCACGCCGCAGCTTTTGACCACGCAGATGAAATGCTTCAAAGGAGAGCAATATGAGCAATACAAACACAGGTGGGTCAGCGTTTCCATGTCCCGAAACCGAAAAGCATTACAAAGACGAAGGCATGACCCTGCGCGACTACTTTGCGGCCAAGGCGATGCAGGGTCTTGTTGCTGGGTCTAACCCGGAGCACAGCATCAACCTGTACGGGGCGGCCGAGTGGTCTTACAACATGGCCGACGCCATGCTGAAAGCGAGGGAAGCATGATCGAATTAGATGATTGGTCGGCACATCTCATGCGTGCCGAGATTCAACTCAAGGCCATTGAAAAGCAATTGCTCAACAAGGATTACCAAGGAATCCAAGCTCGCGCAACAACAGTCAAACACTACATTGACAAAACGCTTGCATGGGTGGCTCGTCAAGGCTCCAATAAGGGCGTAGACGTTGTTGAAATCCTTCAGAGCAACGTGCCCATGATGAAAGACTCAGACCCCCTCAAATCGCTTCTGGTGGCATCCATTCAGGAAATTGAGCAGTTGAGATCGGAGCGACAGTTCTGGCTGAAGTCCGGCTTCGACATTGGCAAGCAAGATCGTGAATAACAAACTAACACCAAGGCAACGAGAGCACATCGGGAAGGTCAAACTTTTGGCCTGCTCGGTGTGCGACAAGCCGGGACCAAGTGACGCTCACCACATTGAACAAAAACTTCAATATTGTGTTGTGTCACTATGTCGAGACTGTCATAATAGCTTACATGGCGAAAAGCTCATCTGGAAAGTAAAGAAGATGGACGAGCTGAAAGCGCTCAACGTAACTATTGAAAGGCTCTCAAATGGCTTTGAAGGACATGACTGGTAGCGTATTTGGTGCGCTTACCGTTACCGGAAGGGAAAGCAATTTGTCGGACGGCACGGCAGTCTGGAGGTGTGTATGCGAGTGCGGCGAAGTTCGAGTTATACCCGGCAACTCACTTCGCGCAGGAAGAAACAAAAGCTGCGGATGCCTGTCTCCAAGATTTACATCCGAGAGAACAAAAAAGCACGGCATGTCCCTCAGTCGGGTTTATGGCATTTGGCAAGGAATGATCGCAAGGTGCTCTGATGCCTCAGTCGGAAAAACAAGAAGGCTCTATTACGGCAAGGGAATCAGGGTATGCGAAAGGTGGATGAAGTTTGAAAACTTTTTGGAAGACATGGGCACCCCAGAAAAACACCAAAGCATTGACAGAAAGGATGGAGACAAAGACTACGAGCCGGGAAACTGCCAATGGGCCGACAGCAAGGCCCAAGCAAACAACACATCCGCAAATCTGATCATCACCCTGAATGGGGCTTCACTAACCGCATCAGAGTGGTCTGATAAAACAGGGATCAAGGCAAACACAATTGTCTACAGGATAAGGCGAGGCTGGAGCGCCGACCGAGCTTTGGAAAAAAACCCAATCAATGTCCGCACAAAAATAAAAGAGGAAAGGGCTAGGCCTTGCGAGGTGTGTGGCACAGAGTTTTGCCCAAGACCCGCGCAAATAAAAGCGGGAAAGGGAAGATTCTGCTCTCAAAAATGCAACGGCGAGTCCCGTAAAACATAATGGAATCCACGGACAGAAAAGGATGTGGGCCATATGCAAGATGGACGAACTATCCGCGCTCAACGAAACGGTTCGACGTCTGATGGATGACAAGTAACCAAGTAACAAATACTCTGGAAGTGCAGACTTTTAATCTACACTTCCAGAAAAGCAACCTCCACGCTTTGGTTGCCGTTTGTAACCAAGTTACATCATTGCCATCTTTCTCAGCGCCGGAACATCAATCGACTTGAACATTTCACGCTCAACATCTCGCAACTCCTTGATAGCCTCGCGCTTTTCGCTGGCAGAGTACAAGTCCTCTGGCGCATTAGAAATCTGAGTGATTGCCCTGCGGATTTTCGAAACCTGCGCACCAATCTTCTCGGTGCTCTTAGCCAACCCAAGTTGTGCAATGTTTTTCTCGTCAGCCAAGAATTGTTCAAGCTCTTGAGGGCTACGCATCTTGATGTCGTTGTAAGTGTTTTTCACCTTCTCAACTTCATCTCGCAGCGCATAAAAGTCGTTCTTGAGCGCGTTCTCGTTTGGCTTCGTGACAAAGCCGCTCGTGCCTGGAAGCGCCGCCAACGCCTCTTGGAATGACATCTCTGGACGCGGCACATCAGGATCGCTGTTGATCATGAAGTTTGTCATGTACAAGAACAACCCGCCAGCAGTTCCGAACATGCCACGGATCAAGTGATCTGCCGCAATCGGTGATGCACCAAAATTACCAAGCAACTTTGAGAACTCTGACGTGTTGTCGTTGAATTGACGCTCGGCCTCTTTTTGTTTCTCAAACTGTCCAATCAATGGGCGACCTTGGAAGAAGTCGTAGTTGATTGCAACTTCAAAAGCTGGCTTCACTGCTTGAGGGATTGGCTGAGGGCTGAGGACTGCATTAGCCAATCCTTCCGACAAAGACTTTTTGAACTTCGCAGAATCCGAAAAACCGTCTTCCATAAGCAAGTGATAGACATGCTCTGTAATGACCTTTGGCATCAAGAACAAATCTGGACGCAATGGAATACGCACCCCAGTACCAGGGATGTTCAGCGTCCGATCTCGCACTGCCGTCGGTGTTTTCTCATACTCGTCATCGCCGCCATTAGCCATGGCGTACAGCAATGACAAAGCCATCACAGCGCCGGATGTTGTGGCAAGAGTGGTAAGCGCCTCACTTCGCTTTTGAGGAGATATGCCGACACCGGTTAGGGTCTTATACGCTGTACGCTGCACTGACATGTAGGCATAGAAGAACGGCACAACCTGACCCATCAAGTTGATCATCTTGCTGGTGCCACGGCGGCGGAAGTTGATGATGTCAAACGCCTTCTCAATCGCTTCCGACTTTGATAGTCCTTGCTGCATGGATGCCTCATACACGGCCTGACGAACAGAGTTGTCAGCAGCCATGGCAATATGACTCAAGAACTCAAGACTCTTTCCGCCAAGACCCTTTGCGCTCTTCAAGCCTGCGGCAATCTGGATGTCTTGACGAGCAACCTCTGCATTGAAGTCTCGTACGCCTGTTGCACCATAAGATGCAAGCAGGTTGTGGGTACTGCTTGTCTTGGCAATTGTCTTCACAAACTCCTTCACGGCAAGCACCGGAATGCGCAAAGCAAATCTAGTCTTCAGACCAGATGAGAACATTGCCGAGAATGAGTCCTGCGGAACCTGCGCCACCGAGAACAGTGGATACAAAACCACCGACTGACGCAACACATTAGAGAACCAAGTAAAGAACTTCAGACTTGGAATGGCAACGTTACTGATGGACGCGAACGCATCGACATACAGCGGGTCTGCCATGCTGTAAATCTCTTGCGTACCATTTCTGAACACGCGAATGGTGTTCTTCTTGGGGTCCATCTTTTCAACCTTCTCGGCCATCTTGCGATCACCAACTTGAAGGTCCGTTCCAATGTCAACCATCTGCAAGGCTTTGTGGTTGCGGACGGATCGGTTAATGGCGTACTGCGTCCAGCGCACCATGTTGTCAAAAATATCGTTCACAGCGGCGTTGGAACCCTTCAACCGATACTCTTTGCCCTTGACCTCAAGGCCTTTAATGAACTCCTGCGGTCCACCGCCAGCATCAAGCTGTTCATCGCGGTAAAACGGAACGTAGGCCGCTTCGTTAAGCATGATTTCGGAATACTCCATGCTCCACAGACCGCCATCAACCATGGCCTTCACGGCATTAGCTCGAATGCCTTGCCATGTGTCACTGATGTCCTCAAGCTCCGGCATGTTTTTGACCAAGCTCAAGCCTGGCTCAATCATTGCCCTCTGGTCATCAGAGATAAGCACCTCCGCTTTTTCAAGCTTTTTGATGTCGGCCTTGATGTCGTTCTTGGCACGCTCTGATGTGCGCAGCTTTTCAAAATCGCCATCTTTTTTGTACTGCTTGATGTTTTCATTCTCAGCAGCCAACTCATCTTGAAGGCGCTCAATCTCGGCATCACGATTGTTCTGCTTTTTGAGCAAGTCTTCGAATCGTTTGGCGACAAAGTACGTGTGCGCAATCTGCTCGGTTTGCTCTTTGCTCAGGCCATACTTTTCAGCAGCCTTCTCAATTTGCTTGGCAAGCTTGATGAAGTTGTCTTCCTTCTTGATGGAGACCCATTTCTTGGTTTCTTTGTCGTAAGCAATACCGCCATCTACGATGAAGCGGGTAGCCAGAGCATCGGAGTGAACGGCCTGAGACTGACTTGCTTCAAGCAGCAAACCAAGAATCTCCGGGTTGTCGGCAAAGTCCTTTTCAAGATTCCTTCGGATGTCGTTGTTGAAAGCAGCATCACCAGAGAAGGCTGCAACCTCCATCTTGTCCAAGAATTTGGTAATGGTTGCCTTGGCAGATGCCTTGGTCAGTTCTGGGTTCTCGCCAGCGGCACGCAGCGTATCCTTGATCTTCTGAATGCGCCCAGGTTCTGGTGGCTGAAGCTGCATTCCTGTTGCCTCAAGGATCGCAAGGTTTTCTTCTGCTGCTTGAGTTGGCGTTAGTTTGGTGGCCTGACGGCTGTAACGGACCTCTTCTGGTTGCGCCTCTCCACGCATAGTGGCAGGCTTACCTTCTATTGAGCGACCTTTGCCTCTCTCCACAAAAGCTTGAGCAGGCAGGATGTATTTTTCAATCAGGTCGGCATCAGACATCTTGATGTCAAAGCCAAGGTCGCGTAAGAAATTGCGAATGACGGCAATAGCACGCTTGACGAACGGCAGACCGGGCTTGGTCTGAGCCATGACAGCCAACACCTCTTCCGCAGCCTCAAGCATGTCCGCATCGTTGTTGATGTCGAGACCATACTTCTCGGCTTTGCCCTCCACCTCGGCGCGACGATTCTTGATCACATCGCGCAGCACAGCCTCCATCTTGGGGCCAAACACACCACGCAAGCCATAGTGGCCTAGAGCCTCGTGCATCAAGGCCTCAACAGCCTCATTGGTTGATCCAATGGAGTCAGCAATGACGTATGCCTTGCCCTTGTAGTAGAAGCCCTGCGGTTTGCCCTTTGCGCCATTGGCAACAGCCTCCTTGTTGTGGTTGCGCACTTCTTGCGGGATAGCGGGATCGTCCATGCTCTCAGCAACAACAACCTCGGGCGCATTGGCCCAGCGTGCCTTCACTGTGTCAACGGTGTCCTGCACAGCTTGCTTGCCGATGCCGACCTTGCCTGTGGCTCGCTTGTAACGAATGTCATCTGGCCGTTCGGCTGCAATCGCCTCTTTCACGGCATCATCAACTTGATCAACTTCACCCTCTTGTTCGGCACGCTCCACGTCATAAACTTGCGGTTCACCAAACCTGTCAATCATCATGTCAATGATTCGATCTTGCTCTAGCGTTGGCAGGTCAGCAAAGCCATCAACATCACGGTTGTATTGTTTGCGCTTCTCTTCACGCTTGCGCTCAATTCGGTCAAGTCGTGCAGCAATCTGCTCCGGCTTCATTCCCTTTGTGTCAAGGCCAATTGCACCAGCTCGGCTTTCCAACTCATTCTCACGCTGAGCCTCGTACTCAGCGGCGGCACGCTCATCTGCCATATCAACAGCAACTTGCTCATCTCCGCCAAACTCATCCTTGATCATTTGCGTCAAGGCATCAGTGTCTTCTTCTTGCAAAAAGCCAGCCTCAACAGCAGCTTCTGCCAGCATGTCTAATCGAGGTGCATCGGCCCGAACAGAACCAGGAAGCTGTTGATTTGCGCGGTAGGCGTTCTCGCCAAAGATGTCCTGCACATCCTGCTTGTTCATACCCTGTGCGGCCAAGAACTTTTTGAAAGGAGTGCGTTGCACAGTTTCTTCAGCGGCCACATCTGGTTGCAAGCGCTGTCGAATCTGAGTCTTCAGTGCCTCTGTTTGCTCCAGCGTCAAAGGCTTACTCATGTCCTCATCCAAGAGAGCAAGGAAGTCCTTTCGCATCTCGGGAACAACGCCAGCCATGTAGTCGGCAGTTTCCTGTTGCGTCTTCTTGGCGGTGGACATCAGGAAGTTTTCGACTTGCGCTACACGCTGATCAACATCAGCCCGTGATGTGTCAATCTTTGCAATTTCTTGCGCCTTCTTGGCCTCTACCTCTTTGGCTTTGGCTGCCGCCGTAGCCTCTTCTGCTGCGCGGCGCTCTGACATAGCCGACATCAGATCGGCATTGCGAGCATCCATGCCACGAAGAACGTTAAAGCCCTCCGGCTGCTCGACTGGAGTGGTCTGTTCAATCGTCTTGGTGGGCTGGTACTCTGGAATCTTTGGAGCCTCAACCTTTGGCGCATTTGCCGCATCAAACTCAGCCACGGCACGCGAACGCAGAACCTCGTTCATCATTTTGTCGCCGCTGTACTGCGCACTACCTATCCGAACGCGCTCGGCACGCAGCTCCTTCTTGCGCTCATCTTCGGCGGCTTTTTCCTGCGCAGCATCAGCACGCTCTTGCTGCTCCTTGCGAATCCTTGCTTGATCCAAAAGAGTCTGATTGACTTCCGATCCACCGCCAATGCCAATCTCTCTGGCTCGCTCCATTGCGGCATCTTGCTTTTGCTGTTGCCGCTCAAGTTCGGTTGCACGCTCTTCAACGACTTGCATGGGAGATGGCTTTGTCACTCCAAGATCAACAACTTCTTTTGGCTTAGCAGGAGGGGTCTCAGCATCTTCAACCCGGCGACCACTCAGTGCGCCGCCAGCGCCACCCAAACCAGCAGCGCCAATGGCAGCTTGGGCGGCAGTCACGCCAAGGCCAGATGTCAGGGATTGCTCTGGACTCACTTGCTGCATTGCTAAGTTTTGCAGAAGCTTTCCGCCAACCTCTTCAAACTCCTCGCCCGGAATTTCTTTTAGAGCGCCAGCGCCAATTGCAGCCGCCCTACCAAGAGCGCCTTTTGCGCCAATGCGCTCACCAGCAAGCGCCCTTTCAAATGCTTGAGCGCCCGGAAGTTTTGCGGCCAACAGAGACAAAGCTCCGCCACCAACACCAGCAGCGCGAGCCAGATTCAAAGCTTGATTCGCTGCATCAGCTTCCGATGCTCCGCCCTCAATAAGCTTCTTGTAGATTTCCTCATACGAGCCTCCGCCAATGTCAGCGCCTTGCTGGACGGCTCCAACTCCTTTTGCCGCAGCAGCGCCACGCGCAACCTGACTTGCCGTGGCCTTTTTAATGGCATCAGCAACAGCCAACTCAGCAGCTTCTCTGGCGGCAACTGTTGTGGCAGATTTGGCAGCAACCTGAGCTGCGCGTAATTCGGCTGATATTGCAGGCCCAGCACCAGGAATAAGCGCCGCAATAATGGACGGGATCGCTTGGGGCGTTTGCTCTGCGAGAAAAGCAGTCAGCTGTGCAGGATCGGAAAGCATTGATCCAGCCTGCGACTTAAACGCGGCCCACTGACCGCCAGTCTTTTCGGCCTCTTCGGCAAGTCGTGCAGTCTCGGCCTCTTTGGCAAGCAATGCTTTTGATGTGCGCTCCTTGGCCCACTCCTGCATCTCCTTGCCAACACCTTGAACGCCAGTTGTGCCAAAGTCCTTGTCTTTGATGGCACCGGTAGCCAGTCCCATTAACTGACCGGGCTGCTGAATCAGACTACCAAGACCAGATACAAGCTTTGCGCCAATATCGGTGGCGGCTTCACCATAAGTGCGCTCAGGTATTTCTTTCTTTGTGGGCTCTGCCATTAACCCAACACGGCGCATCAATTCTGACTGCGTGGTTCCCTCTGGAACATTGGTGATGATTGTTCCATCTGGTAGTCTAACGTCCATTGTTTACCTCACTTCGGCAGAGATTTGAAGTCTACAACTTTACCTGTTGGCAGTGGTTCTGTCCCGCTGGAACCCATTTTTGTCATGCTTGCAATCTGCCTGTTGATCTCTGACATTCTTCGAACGGCATCTTCCCTTGTCTGCTTTGGAAGCATAGGATTGCCAGCAGTTTCTTCGGCGCTCTTGAGCAGCGTTTTCAATTCGGCAAGCTCTTGACGATCACCGGCTACAGCAGCATTGCCCGCACCGCCGCCTCGGCCAACAGCCATTTCCAAGTCTGAGGCTTGAGCCCTCAATTCGGCGGCGGCTTTTGGATCGGAGGCCTCCAATCGACGAGCTTGCTGCTTTAAAGAAGTGATCTTGTTGATTCTCGCTTGCTCGTTGTACTCACGGGTCTGACCAATGTTAGCGGTCGCAATCTGAGTTTGATTGCGCTCTCTTGCCTCAGTAGCCCTCTGATCAAGCTCAAGGCGCTTGAGCGTGTTTTCCTGTGCCAGCTTTGCAGCTTCGCGCTCGTCCGTAACGAGTGCTTTGGCAGCTTCGAACTCTTCCTTGTAGACCTGATCGAACCGGGCCTTGCCCACGTTGTACTGTTCGGTGGCGAACGCCCGCACAGTGTCGATCTTCTTCTGCGACACCTCCAGTGCCTGCTTGGACAAGTCGAACTGCTCCAGCTGGCGAGCCTTCTGCAGCTTGCTCAAGTTGGCAGCGCCCGCTGCGCCCGCCTCAAACGAAGACAAGCCGCGAGGTGTGGCAGCGATCTGGCCGAGGTACTCCATGAGCTGGCCGTACGAGTCCTGCGGGCCCTCCAGTTGGGCCTTGCGTTTCTCCAACTCCGCAATCATGCGGTCGTGGGTCGAGGTGTCGAGGGCTCCGACTTTCTTGAGGCGAAGAGCTTCTTCTGCTTCGCGCGCAGCATTGGGGTCCATGTCCAGTTTCGCCTTTATCTTCTGAGCGGCGTCCGAGACTTGGGCAGGTGCCTTAGGTTGCTCGACAGGAACCGGGGCAGGAGCGGGTGCAGCAGCCACAGGTGTTGGGGCCTGCTGGCGGCG